CGCGCCGTCACCCCAGCCGAGAGACATGGCTTACCTTTTAGGTTGTGGACAAGCGCAGCAAAGCGGTTGTTGTGGTGTTGGAAGGCATGGTCAGAGTGAACGTGCCGGCCGTAATGGTCTGTGAACCGAATGTATGAACAGAAACGGCCTTGTTAGACTGGGTGCTGTTATAGATCAAGACAGCATCAAATGCTGTGCTCAAAGTCACAGTCGTGTAAGTGATAGACGCTGAAGGTGTCCAGTAAGCCACGCCAGCAGTCGCTGAGCTGTTTGTGGCAATAGGAGCCGTAGCGTTAGTCACCGTCACGCCGCCAGCCGTGTAGCCTGTACCAGTCACCTCACCAGTAGATGAATAAACTGTGGTGCTTGCGTTAACTGTGGCTGAAGTCAAGTACAAGGCCGCCTTGAATGTATCGGCAGTGGTTGCCGCACGAATAGGCGCTGTACCGAAATTGTGGGTGGCCGTCATGAGTTCGCCCATGAACGAAGTGCACATTGATTGAGTATTTGCCATGGTGGCTCCTTATGCAATAGACGCTGCTTCAGCAACGGTGTAAGTTGTGGGTTTCTTTAAAGTCACATGAGCTGATCGGTGAACCAGCTCGCCATCAAGCCAATACTCCACCCAAGTGGTGTACTCGTCATCATTATCTACGACACCTTCTTTTTTTTCAAGAAGAGAATCATCCATTTCGCCTTTGGTTGTAGTAACGATCAATTTGAACTCCTAATGAGGGCCGCCGAAGCCGTATTGGCCGGCATGGTGATTGTGAAAGTGGTTGTTGATGTCTTATCAGATCCAAAGTCCAGCACGGCAATAGACTTATTACCCTGTGTAACGTTATAGATCAGAGCACACCTAGCTGTTAATGCGGCCGTCCAAGATATATTGGGAAACCCAACATAAGCCGTGAACCCAGAAGAATTAACAGTCACCGGTGTTAATACAGAACCACCAGCTGTATAACCAGTGGCCACAACTTCATTTGTTGAGGAATAAGCTGTGGTTGCCTCATTCAAATTGGCGCTGGCCGTGTACAAGGCAATCCTAATCTCATCAGTCGTAAGATCGTGGACGCCTTGATACAGCTCGGCCTTGAAGCTGGTCGTCTGTGTTTGGACAATACTCATGATACTGAGATCCTAACTTGTCCATCACGATAAGCATCAGCGCGCTGCTTACCATCTGCCAAGTTCTTATACAGAGCAATAGCCTGCACATAACGGTCTTGAGCCAGTTTAACCATGTCGGCCTCACCCTTCATGTACATAAGCGCTTCACAGATCGTTCCATACAAAAGAACAGAATCAAAGTTGTCACCCAGCCACGTTGTACCAGCAGTCACAATAGACTCAGGGTAATAATAGTAATGGAGCTCTGCGCTGTAAGTACTATTTGGCGTTGGGCCAATAATGAAAGACAGCTCGTTTGTAATGTCGCCACTACCTGTCGTTGTCGGTCCGAAGATCGCGTAGTGCCTTGGCTCTTCTGCATATGCCGACAAAGGATAAGCTTCACGAATGAAGTTCACATCTTTATTTAACAGGTAGTAATAGTCACCCTGAAACACCACAGAACCCGACACAGAGCCGCTATTGGCCACAGTCAGGGTAACTGTTGTTCCGGCCACACTTCTTACCAAAGCATTTAAGCCAATACCAGAGCCAGTCACTTGATGGCCAACCCTAATACCCGTGTTTGACGCCACAACAATCGTCTTCTGGCCAAGAGTGCCAGTGGCTGTTGTCGTGTTTTTAGGATATACCGCAAGGCTGTATACAGACAGGAAGTCCTCTGGTGCAGACAAATACTTGTTTGTAGAGGTAATCGTGCCCGTCACATTCTTTCGCAGATTGGCAGGCTGGGCGGTGTTGTAAATTCTCTGTTCGGCTTGTGTAATAAAGGTGTTCATGTCCACTGTGGGAAATGAATTCTCACAGTAGTCAGAAACAGCAACAACAAGCTGAGAGTAGTTCATGCCATCGGGCCTCTGCTCATCAAGCCTTTAGTGGCCGCGCCAGTACCACGCATCTTGATGCCGGAAGTCTTAGGCTCACCACCAGAAGATTTGTTAATGTTACCAACAGTCATCTTGACTGTATCAGCACGGCTCATGTTAGGGCCAGAACCTGGGTTCTCTTTGCCTGTAACTTTTTCGCCAGTCATGGTGTGTGGCGGAGCATAGACTTTGGCATCGCCAACTTCTTTGCCCATCATCATTTTGCTGTATTTAGCCATGTTAACCTCGCATTTGGTTGTTTGCGCGAGCCATGTTACGGCCTACTTTACGCATAGCCTCACCAGTCACGCCGGCAGTTTTCTTGCCGCCCATTGTCATTTTAGCCTTGGGACCGCTGTCTCCCAAGTTTTTGCCTTCGGTCTTGCCTTTTTTAGCGATGCCGTCTGCTGATCTTGTGTATGCCATTTTTAGCTCCTATGAAACTGTTATCGTAACTGTACCAACTTCTGCCGTTCCTACCAAGTAGTTTGGTGTTAAATATGCGTCATATTCACTAGAACCACCGACTGGAAACCAACCCCATTGAATATCTCGAGAACCACCTGTTAAATTGCCGCTTGCATTCAAGCCGGCCGTCACATACGTTGTATCTGGCCGTGGCTGATACAAAGCCTGTGGATCATTAACAGGATACATACCCAGCTGTAACTGAGGCTGGTCTGGATCCCAACAAGCATCACATACCTTCAGCTGATACAGCTTGGTCTTGATGACCTCCATCTTTAGCTGTTTCAACTTATAGCGCTGCCCACACCGATCACATTCGGCAATAGCATATTTACCGGATGCAAATGGCGTTGGCATTAAGAACCCCCACCAATAAACGCTATACGAGGCACCAACCTCAATGTAGCCTTCTCTCGGTCTTCCTGTGCCGCTAAAGCATATTGTTCGTCATAAACCCTCTTGAGCATATCCAGACGGCCTTGCAGTTCAGGCACCTTCATGGCTATGTAGTAGGCTAATCCGGCCGCTACACATGGCAGGAATCGGAAATTCATATCGGATGTTTGTATACCAGAGCCAGCGTCTTGGATGCGGCGCATTCTGTAATACACAAACTGGTACTGCTGTGAATTATCAGGCGTAGGCCACACTGTTATGGCTGGCAACTGGGGCACAAACACAGCTGTGCCATCAGCTTGTGCAGTTGCCGTTGTGTTGTTCTGACCACGGAATACACCGCCCAGCGTGTTGCCGGTGATGTAAGTGTAGTAAATGTCTTCTGTGCCAAGACGAATAAATCCAGAACCAGCCAGACCGTCAACAGTACTCAAGACAATCGTTGTGTCTGTTGATGTAATAGCGCCATCAAGAACGGCCGCTGTTGGGTTTGTCTCACCCGACAAACGCTGGATCCACACTTGAATAGGCCGGCCTTGAACCAACTTATTGGGGATTGTGGCGTAAGTAGAAACGCTTATTCGCGTAATACTTAGGTCAGCTTGGGTAGATGAGTTGTTGGCTTGTGTTCGGATCACATGGTCCAGCAAGTCAATCGTATCTGTAGGCAGGGCGTATGTGGCTAATCCTGGAGTCAGAGTAATAGTCCCTGTCTCAATCGTCCACATATTGATGCCGCGATTAGCCCACTCAATGGTCATCAGGTTAAGAGAGCGGCGAGCTGTGCGTAGGTCATAACCAGTACGCATCTCACGGCCAGCTCTCTCCCACGCCTCTTCAGCGAGCTCGGTGAACTCCATGTTAAAGGCTGTGGTTCCTGTAGTTGTCATTTTTTAGCGGTCTTTGCAGAGTTAATAAACGCCTGTTCTGTGGGTGCACCTTTAGAGCCAGGCTTACGCATCTTTTCTTTTGATCCAGCGGCTATACGTTTACGTTTGGCATTAATGTTGGCATACAAACCAACAGGACCGCCTTCAGCGTATTCAGTAAAGTCTGTGTCATCACGCCGTGCTTTACGAACGCCCTTGGGCATCTTTGTAGCACGGATAGCTCCCATTCCACGGCTTCCCATCATGATTTAGCACATCTTTCCGCGCGTTTTACCACGCTGAGCAATACCATCACCACGCTTAGAAGCAGTCATGCCGCCACTGGCTTTCTTGACAACCTTCTTTTTAGGAGCCGCTGAACCACCATCTACATCTTGAGGGGGCTTGCCCATCTCAGCAGTGAAGATACCACGATTCATTTTACGATCATAGTCTTCCAGCTCTTTGGCTGTAGGACCGCCTTGACGACCACGGCCGGCGCCAGCTTGATCGCGCATACGATCTTCGATCTCCAGCTCCATGTCAGTGGTGCCTTTGTATGTGTATGGGACTTCAGGCATATCAGCTCCTTAACAAGCGCCGCCGCCGCGCATTTTCACTTGCATACCTTTGGTCTTGCCTTTAGTAGCAATACCGTCAGCAGCGCGTGTGTATCCACCAGCGGCCATACCATGTGCTTTAGATGCAGGGGCTGCGGCATGAGCTTTTAAAGAGGTAGCAATGCCACCTTTTTTCATACCTTTGGCTTCAGCCATCTCATGCTTGATCATGGACTTAGGAGCACCGGCTTTTTTCATAAAACCGATTTCTTTTTTAACCATTGCTTTAGATTCTTTCATATCGCCACCTTTAGAAAATTTACGGCCTTTATCAGCCTCGTTAAACTCTTTACCCACAGACTGTGGGACGCCTGCTTTCTTAGCAAACGCTGGGTTGTGAGCCACCGCCGCCATGAAATTATGTTGAGCTTTACTCTTGCTTGGCATTAGATCATCTTTCCACGAGTTTTGCCACGTTGAGCTATGCCATCACCACGACTAGAAGCAGAAACTTTACCGCCACGTTTAAAAGTTTTAGGAGTTTCTTCTTCTACATCTCTTCTAAACTTATCGGTTTCCATATCTGATAAACGTTGCTTAGCGTCTGAAGACAGTTCTACCTTGTCTCTATCGTTAACTAATTTATCAATCATTTTGCCCAAGCCAGACTTGTCAACTATTTTTTTGCCTGCGCCTGTCTCTTCATCAATGTATCGGCCAAGTCTGGTTGATGCTCCCAAAACATTACCGGCCAAACCAGCACGGCCCATAGAACGCAACATTGCACGACCAGCTGCATCACGTTGTGACACATTACCTAAAGGAGATCTACGGCGTGAATCTGTTTGAGCTGGGCTTTCGTTGTTACTTCTAACAATCCTATCCAAATCAGAATTTTGCGAAGCAATAACGTCTTCAAGCAAATTTGGTGTCAAATCTTGTGCGTTTGTTTGGTTAGGCGAACGATAGTCGTAACCTGGTCTTGCTGGTCTATTAAGGCGTCCCATCTTTATCTTCCTTGACGAATAAGCTGGTCAATCTTTTCTTCAAGCTTGTTAAAGCGTTGGTCAATGTGACTTGTAATGCGGTCAATTTCTGCTTGAGTAACGTTATCACGGGCAACCTCCTCGCGGGTTTTGTTGAGCAATATGGTAATGCGAGCCAGTTCCCTGAACTTCTCGTTCACTATGTAGCCCATAACTGACATTAACAGTGTTAATGTGGCCGACCAAACTGTATTCAGATCTAGCATTTCCATTTCCTCAATGCCTTATTGATTCGTGAATCCGGATCTTTGGCCGTCTTTTCGCTGGTTAACTTCTTTTTCATGCCGCCCATCCTCGCACAGAATGAGTCCTTGCGGGAGCCGCCTTCTGGCTGGGGAGGCTTCAAGTTCATGCCTTGCTTTTTCGCGGAGGCGCGTCCCTTGGCATTCAATCCACCAGTCGGGCTCTTTCCTTCTTTTCTCTGCCATGCTGGACTCTTAGCCATTTGCTACTTTCAGTTTAGACTTACGAACCATCTCTAACAATGGGATTACGACTTCTTCTCGGAAGTTATTCTCAAACGTGTCTGTTCCAACGTGCGGCAAACTAATGTCAACATCAATGTAAATCTTATATCCATGCTCTCGAGCTCGATCACAAAACAAGTAATCCTCGCCTACATACTTTCCATCTTTGATTTGAAAGTCAAATAGCGCGGTGATCTGCTCGCCCTTGAACTCGTATGACCACTCTGGGTGAGCTTTAACCATGTCCTCAAGTACATGACGCTGGATCAACATGAAACCGGTACCAACACGCTCTACGCGCATCAGTGAGCCATCAAACTCTAGGTCTTGGTTTTCATCAAAATACAGATCAGCAAAGAAGTAGCGGTCTTTGGCTCTACGGGGGTAAGCGCCGGCCGTGATGTCTTTGCCGTGGCTCTGGGCCATCAATCTCAAGATGTCATCTGGTGTAGCAATCACATCAGAATCAACAAACAACAGCTCTGTGCAATCTGACTTAAGGAACTCATGCACTAATTGGTTTCTAGCCATAGTAATGATTGAGCACCCAGACACATCGCCCATATTAACGGCAACACCAAACTGCATAGCCTTGGGCATTAACGCCGCAAGGTTGTACGCAGTCTTGATATTGATCTTGCCGTCATAGGCTGGGATAGCTATGAATAGCTTACGCCCAGCCAGAACTGCTTGTTTTGCTTCAGCCATAAAACACCACTGCTGTAGTAGAAGCGGCACAAACAGCAGAAATGTTTGTGTTGCACTTAATACCTTCACCTGGGATTACCACGTTAATGGATCCTGCCGCCGCTGGTGCAGTAAAGGAAAACTTAGCAGTACCACCAGTGCCATCGTTTAAAACGACAGTACCACCAGAAGCGTAGCTAATAGTCAAACCCTTAATACGAGCTGGGCCACCAAAGATAGTGGTTGTTGCACCAGCCGCAGCAGCGCCTGATTTAACGTCTGTTTGCATCATAATTAATCTCCTTTAAAACGGGGGCACGAAGCCCCCTAGATCAATTAGACGTTTTGTTGGCCAACCAATGGGTCTGCAACAAAGTATGTGATGTAACCACCAACAGTGCCAGCACCACTTGTGTCGATTGTCACTGTGACATAAGACATAGCGGAAATAGCGGTACGGGTCAAACCTGCGGTAATAGAACCGACAGCAGAAACATCAACGTTGTTACCAATAGCTGCGCCAGTTACAGTGCCGCTGGTATAACCACGTGTACCAAGATCGACAGAGCCAGCGCCAGCGTCGTTAATTTCCACAGACAACACAACTGCACCTGCGGGGAGGATTAAAGCGGGAGCGCCAGAAGCAGAAGAAACTTTTACGTTAGTTGCGGTAGCAACAGAAGCGTCAGCAATGTAGAACTGCGCGGCCATTACGCCGGAACCACAATAAGCTGTACGAGTTTGGTCGCCGCCACCGGAGCGCCAGATACTTTGGGTAGTAGAAACTGCCATGATAAATTGTCCTTACATACAAGATCAGCGCATCAATCGGTATGTCGTTTGCCGGGTCAATTTGATGCACCGGGAACCCCGGGATGATTGCAATATACAACAAAAGAAAAGGGGGCACAAGGCCCCCATTCAAATATTTCCTAAGAAATATTAAGCTCCTTGTGAGCCGTACATACCCAGAGGGTCTGACCAGCCGAAAGAGTAACGCTCACGAGACTTGTAACGAACGTTACCAGTATCGAAGTCACCGTCCATAGACTGTGACAAAGGCGTACGCACGAAGTGCTTCATGCCGTTAGGAACGTCAGTTGTCAAGAACCAAGCGTTTGTATCGGTCAAGAAGTGGTTAATGGTGTAGCCTTCAGAGACTGAACCGTTGTTCTTCAATGCGTTAATATCGTTGTCATTTGTGCCAACACGCAATCACGTGTCGAGCAAACGAGTTGCAAGGAACTGGAGAGCTGGAGGAACAACCAACTTCTTAGGCTTAGCAGCGACCAGCAAACCACGCTCATCTGTCTAAGCAGCGATTT